AGAACGCCGCCGAGTTTGGTGTCATCATCAACGAGAACACCCTGAAGCAGGAGTTAATGCGGATGGGTGCGGACAAACTGACGGGGGCGCAGTTTGAGCAGGCGAAGGTGCAGGCTCGTCTTAACCTGCTGATGGCAGGAACGACGGACGCACAAGACGATGCAACGAGGACTGCTGGTTCTTTCGCCAACCAGATGCGAGGCTTGCACGACAGCGTTAGAGATTTGGGCGTAGAGATTGGTCAGATCCTACTACCCTTCGCGAGGGATCTTGTGGGCAGGATGAGCAATCTGGTAAGTCTTTTCCAAACGATGTCACCAGAGGCAAAGCAGTTTAGCATTGTTGTCGCCGGAATGGCTGCCGCGATCGGTCCTGTTATCTTTGCCCTCGGCGGTATATCCTCTGGGTTCGCGAGCATATTCAGGGTCATAAGCATGACGATGACCCTTTTCAATCCCTACGTGGCAGGCATGGCGGCAATCGCCGCAATTGCTGTTGCAATCTATCGAAACTGGGATGCCGTTGTTGCAGCGCTAACCGGTGTTTACAACTACGTCAAGGATTTCTTCGGTCCTGTATTTGAGGACTTGGGAGTCACGATAGCAACGGCTTACGAGGTAATAGCAGGCTGGTGGACGGACAATGGCGAGTCTGTACTGACGGCTATTGGTCTATGGTTGACTGCCATTGGAGGTGTTTTTGAAGCGCTTTGGTCAGGTATTAAGTTATCAGCAGAAAGCGGTCTTGGTTTAGTACAAGGTGTCATATCCACCTTTTTTGGTGAGGAAGGCAGCATAACAAAAATGCTCAGCACCGTTGGCGGTAAAATACTGACGGTGTTGGGTCAGGCTTATGTGACTGCGCTGACCTTGACCACAACTAACCTGAACACCATATCTGCTGCTGTTGGTGCTTGGGTGGCGATAGGCAGCGGCGACTGGGATACAGCGTGGGAAAAGGTCAAGAGCGTTCCAAGCGACAAACTTGATGCGCTGCGTACGATTATCCAAACTTGGGTGGGCAACGCAAAAACTGACCTTGACACGAACAATGGTAAAGACCTTAGCGACAAGATTGTCGGTACTGATGCTGGGTTCAACCTGACATCATATCTAAGTGCTGCGTTTTTGAGCGCGAGGAACGCCGCACTTGGCTATATATTCGGAGCGTCTGCACCAGATGGGCAGGACAGTCTTTTTGGCGCTATCGAAAAGATAGAGCCGCTGCCTTTGGATGCTATGGTTGTCAATCCTCCGGAGGTGCCAGAGATTACCCTTCCGGAGGGGTATGGGGATATACTCAATGTGATACCAGATGCGAACGAGACGCACAGGTGGGGACTGTACGTCACGGGCATGGAAAAACTTGCCACTCATCTTGGAAATGCAAAAGGTAACGCTTACGACGTTGCGCGTCATATGCGAGACATTGGAGGCGCACTTGATACGCTCGGTATTGGTCCTGATAAGCCTTTTGGAAAGTTCATTTCTAACATCACTCAAGCCGCACTTGACGTTACAACTATTATAGGAGGGTTTGAGGCGTTAGCAGAATTACTAAAAGCGGAAACGTGGACAAGCATACTAAAAGATGCACTCAAACTGATAACGTCTATTGTTACGGGAATTGATCGGATACTGACAGGTAGCGGTGGCGCTCCTACTGGCGCACCCGGTACTGACGTTTCCGGCTTGCCGCCTACTGGTCCGGGTACGGATACACCCGACTGGACAAATGGCGATCCCGGCATATCGGTCCCTTCAGGTGGAGGTGGGGCGGCTGGTGGCGGTCTTGCTGCTGGAGGCGGTTTAACAGCGGCGGGGATACCGATCGCATCTGCCCTTGCCTTAGCCGCTGTCTATGGGTATAGCATATATAGACTTGCAGGTTTTGGTGGTTCTGAAACTCCGTGGGTAACAATGGGGATAAGCCGCGATGAGTGGATACAGCAGGCAATATCAACCGGCGGTTTTGGATTGATTGCTGGAAACCTGATGGGAGGTGTTGACTTTTCTTGGCTATCAGGTACCGCTGGTGGCGGAAGTATGAACGGTTCAGAAACACCCTCATGGCTGTCTGGCTTGCAGACTTACATGGGATTGGGCGGCTCCAACGTCTCGGGTGACATGGCAACGATGGGCAGCACCCAGACTATCAACATAAACCTTGACGGTCAGCAGATCGCCACGGCAACGGTGCCGTACATGGCTGGTGAGTTGGAGTTATACGGGACGAACTACTAATGGCGATTACGATCAAAGACAGCGCGAGCGCCGACGTTGACTTCGTGCGGCAGTCCTTCCAGTTGGAGGATGCGGTGACGCAGCGCGGTCTGCTTTCGTTCGACCACATCGGCAACACCAAGCCGCTGGAGTGGGGAGAGGAGGTCTACGTATACGACGGGGCGACGAAGATATGGGGCGGCACGGTAGAAGGATATGTCGAATCTGACATAACGGTGGGCGAGACCACGACGTTGAGATTCACGTACCGATGCGTGGACTTCTCGCAGTTCATGTCGCGCAGCCTAATCATTAATACCTTTACCAACACCACGGCAGGAGCGATCGTGTCCACCTTCGCCTCTGCCCTCTACCCTGCCGACTTTGGTATCACGGCTGGTACCATCGAGGACGGCGCTAAGATTGAGTCCATAACGTTCAACTACCTGCCGATCGAGATATGCCTTGACGAACTTGCCGAGTTGTCGGGCTTCTACTGGAACGTGGACAAGGACAAGAAACTAAACTTCCAGCCCGTCGATTCGGCAGCGGCACCCTTTTCCTTGACAGCCACGAACAGACCATACCGCCAGATCCGCTTTCAGGAGAACAGGGGCAACTTCATCAATCAGGTTTTTGTACGTGCTGGATCGCGTGTCGATGAGGAGGACATCGTGGAGAAGCAAACTGGAGATGGCGAAAAGCGAGCGTTCCTTGTCAGCGCACCCATCGGAGCGCCGCCTACGGTAGAGGTGGACACCGGGTCTGGATACAGCACGCAGACCGTAGGTGTCAATGGCATTGGTACTGCAAGCCAATGGTACTACAACACAGGTACGCCGGTCATCGTACAAGACCCTGACGAGACGGTATTGTCTGCTACCGACAAAATCAGGGTAACGTTTAAGGGTCGGTATCCGATCATCGTATCGGCAACGGATGACGCATCCGTCGTGGAGCGCTTTAACGTCGAGGGTTATGGAACGGGCGTGTATCAGAAGGTGGTTGATGCGCTCGATGTAGAGAACCAAGAAGAAGCGCAGCAACGAGCCGAGTCCGTACTGCGGCAGTATTCTCGCGCTCGCCTGACCTGTTCATACACCACCGATACGGGCGGTCTCGTTGCCGGTCAATCGCAACTGATCGACCTGCCCGAGCATGGCATCGACGCACGCTTCCTGATCGAGAAGGTATCTGCTTCTATGCTTGATGACGGTACGCTACGCTACAACGTGCAGGCGGCAGCCACGCAGACCGTCGCGGGGTGGTCATACTGGAAGCAAAAGACGAGACAAGACAGGAAGTTCGTCGTAAGAGAGAACGAGGTTCTGAACCAGTTGGAGCGGCTGGCAGATGACATAACGCTCTCAGATGCAGAACCTACCTACAACACCTATTCGGGAGCGTACACAGTCAATGGACCAGATACCTACATCAACGGATTCCATGTCGGTTAGAGGATATGTGACCGTCGAGGTCATACACGATGATGGGCGGCGCGAGGTTGTCGAGCAGTCAAACGTCGTGACCAACGTTGGGCGCAACAAGTTTGCCAGCCTGCTGGCGCAGGACATAACGGTTTTCCCATCGCACATTGGCATCGGCACAGGCACCACGGCGGCTGACGTAACCGACACGGCGCTTGTGACCGAGGTGGACCGTAACGCTTTAATTTCTGACAGTGCAAACGCCGGTGTCATTACCTACAAAGCGTTCTTTAGCAAGAGCGAGGCAAACGGCAGCACCATTGCCGAGGTCGGTCTGTTCGATGCAGCCGCGTCGGGTAATATGTTTTGCAGGTCCATCCTTTCATCGACGGTTGCTAAGACATCGACTATCTCGCTCTCTATCACTTGGACCATCACTTTAGCGGACGCATAGCATGGCTACTACAGTATTCCCAGAGAGCGGCGATCAGATCACGGAGGCGTCGTGGACATCAGCCAACAAGACGCTATCAGTAGCCACCGAGTACCGTGTCATTGGCTATGCTTTGTCAGCAGGTACAGGTCTGAACGTCGATATATCGGCTGGAACCTGTTTCGTTAATGGCTTCGAGATCGTATCTGATGCAACGCAATCCGAGTCTGTAACCGCAAGTCAGACCAACTACGTCTACCTGAACGACGATGGGACTATCACGGTCAACACAACAGGGACTCAGCCTGCGGACAGTCTCTTTCTTGGTACGGCTGTCACGGACGGTTCAGGCGTTACCTCTGTCTCGCACGTTCGCAACATTGACAACGGGGTCAACGCTGTTAAGATCAAGGCATCTGACGAATCGGTAACGTCAAGCACTACCTTGCAGAACGACGATGACCTTGCGTGGGATGCTGTTGTGGAGGGCGTGTACGAGATCCTGATCGGGTTGTACGTGACGAATGGCAACTTTAAGTTCGATTTGTATGGCGTTAACACCTCGGACAAATACACCTACCAAGCGGGAAACAGCCTGATATTTGGAGATCCCGGAACACCAGAAAGCACGAACGAGGACTACATCTTGATCCGTAGCGTTCAGCGAGTCAGCAGCACACCTGCCGGGTTAAAGTGGGCGCAGAACTCCAGCAGCGGTACTGCTACAACGGTAAAGGCTGGTTCTTTTCTTTATGCAAAGAGGTTGCTTGGATAATGGCGACGACGGTATTCCCACAGACAGACGATGTTGTAACGGTGGCTGCGTGGCAGTCGCTCCACGACACCGTAGATCGAGGTGTTGACAATTTCTTCGATACCTTTGGAAGTCTCACAGATACAAACCTTTTAAAGTTCGAGGAATCAGCATCAGCACCAGTAACCTCATCGGACGTTGACATCGAGACAACCTGCGAACTGCCTCTTGATGCAGGGCATACTTACTACGTTCGGGGTTGCCTTTCAATGAGGAAGTTAAACGAGGACACAACAGATGATGACTGCTTCGTGGGCATTTCTCTTGGTGCAGGCATGAGTATGTGGGGATTCGTTACAAGAGGAAATCAGATAGCAAGCGGTTCCGTTGGTCATACCCTGTACACGATAGAATCTGGTTCTGGTAATTACAGTTTGTTTGAGATTGATGGCACCGACGGCGTTGCCTTTGCTGAAGAGCCTGCCATCTGGGTTGACCTCATCGTTGTTGCCAATCAGGATGCCGATATATCTTTCTACTATGTCAAGGAAGCCGATGTTTATTCTACTTGGTACCAACAAGATGAACTGACATACCTTATCGCAACACCGATACGTGGATAAAAACAGCCCGCAACATACGCTCACGAAAACGGTTTGATTGAGCAACGATAACTCTACGGGGATCAATGGCTACTCTACCCAACAAAACCGCTCTTTCTGATTTATCTGGCGGCTATTATGCGTATTGGACGGACGGAACGACAGAAGGACGCGCTACCTTATCCGTCATCCTCGGCTCTACTGATGCACAGTCTGCCGATGCCTCTTTCGGTAGCCTTGCCCTTGCCACGCCGCTGGCTAACGAGTACGTAGCAGGAATCAACCAAAACCTGCTTACTACTTCGTCGCCTACGTTCGCAGCGCTGACAACAGGTCAGTTTATCTTTGACATTGCCGCTGCTATTGAGTCCAACACGGCGGGTGAGATGTCGTGGGATGCTGATGCTGAGACGGTGATGCTTGCGCTCAACGACAACATCC